GTAACGACAATGACAATATCGTGCTTTTCGACGGCAATAATAAACTCTTAAAGTTAGCAATTAAGGATTTACCTGTTGCCTCTAAAGCGACTGTTGGCGTTAAATCTGGCTTTGCGCCATGTAGCGCCGCGACATTAGTAAATGATAGTGATTTACTATTGTTAGTTACAAAAGATATGAAGGGTAAATATACTCCTGTCAAAGACTTCTCTATTGACAGTAGAGGTAATAAAGGTCAAACTCTTACAGATGATACAATTTGCGTCCGTAGAATTGAACCCGCCCGTGAAAACATTTATCTCATTCCAAAACAAGGAAAACCGTTCTTACTTGCGCGAAACAAACTTAGTATTAAGAGTCGTACCGCTACTGGTGCTGCACTTAGTACGAGAAACATTATCCGCATAATTTAGAGACACGAAATTATTCTTGATTATGCCGATGAACTATACTATATTTTATATGTAAGGTTATTAGCCACAACCTTATACTCACATCATTCTTATAAGGAGAAAATTAATGGATAAAATCATTTTGACAGACAATGCTAAGGCAGTTCTTGAATTTATGCAAGATAACGACCAAGTCTTAGTTGGTAAAGATATGATTGATATGACCGGCATTAAGGGTATTTATCCAGTTCTCAATTCTTTAATTAAACACGGATTAGTAGAACAAGCCGAACCTATCAGTAGATTATTCACCAACAATAAAGGTGAAACAAAACCAAAAGAATATAAAACTTATAAATTAACCGATTTCGGTAGAAACTTCATCGTAGAATAAAATAAAAATTAAAACGTGGCTAGAATTAAAAAAACATAGGAGTTAAAAAACAAAACAATTTTATGGCAGAATTATTAAGAACAAACAACATTAAAATCGTTGGCCGTTTAATCGGCACAGACCTTAAAGAAGGTAATCGTAAAGATAACGGTAATGGTTACATTTCTGGTACTATTACAGTTCAAAGCGTGTTTGGTGGCGAAACAAAAGAATTTGATATTTCTTTATATGCTAATGCTCAAACACAAGCAAAACGACCAAACAAACTTTACATTTCTTATTCAAAACTTAATGAATTAGTCGGTAAGAAAGTTGAAGTTACAGGTGAATTAAGAGAAAACCGTTATTGGTCCACAAATGCGAAACAATTAGTTTCCGCACAACAAATCAGTGGCCGTTTCATCCGTGGTGTCTCTGAATCCACAGAAGACGAAGCTAAATATGAATTAGGTGGTTTCGTAGTTTCTACTTTAACTGAACGTAAGAATAAAAACGGTGAAATTTATCGTTATGACTTACAATTAGGTCAAGCAAACTATAATGGCAATATGGCCTCTATCTTCACATTACATGTTAAACCAACTGATACAGAAATTATCAGAGGTTTACAAAATATGTATCACCCAGGTGACACAGTCTTAATTAACGGTATTTTAGACTATAAAGTCGAAGTCGTTACAAAAGAAAGTGATAACGTTGGTTTCGGTTCTGGTGCAGTTCATACTTTCACAAATAGATCCAGACAATTATGGGTCGCTGGTGGCAGTAACATCTACACAAGAGAAGAAGATGGTAAATATTCTGAACTCGTTATCAGAGATTTAATCGCGGCTTACAAAGCCAAAGACGTTGAATTAGCCTCTAAGGCTGAAAATGGTGACGACAAGGTTGAAGAAAAACCAGCCGTTACAGCTCGTCAAACCAGCTTAATTTAATTAAACTTATAAAATAAGGGCGGTGTAACAACCGCCCTTTAGGAGATAAAAATGGAAAAAACAAATACATTCGAAACATTATACAATATTAACTTAAATGACAAAACAAAAGAAAAAATTGGTTTAAAATACTTAAGTTGGGCTTATGCCTGGGCAGAACTTAAAAAGATTTACCCAGATGCAGAAAGAATTATTTATAAAAGAACAATTAAAACATCAGAAACAAAGACAACTAAATTAAGTGACGGTTCTGAAATTGTTGTGGTTAATGAGTATGAAAATGAAATTCCATACTTCACAGATGGAAGAACTTGCACAGTTAAAGTCGGCGTTAAAATTAATGGTGTTGAATATATCGAAGAACTTCCAGTAATGGATAACAAGAATCATGCAATTCGTCTTGAAGCGGTTACATCAACAGATGTAAACAAGGCAATTCAAAGATGTTTCGTTAAAGCATGCGCTCTTCACGGTTTAGGTTTATACATTTATGCCGGTGAAGATTTACCTGAAGTTGATAAAGTAACTATTGATTATAGTTCATTAAAGAAAGACATTGATGTCAGCGCAATTAATGAAGAAACATTCAAACAACTTCAACAAGACACTGTTGGAATGTTACAAACTATGAATGAACTTGATAGTACATCCAGAGATGAAATCTTTGCTTTTTCAGGTGAAGTTATTCCAAACAAGAGAGTATCTCTCTTAACTTATCCAGAAGATTCTGTTGGCTTAATTAAACTCCATACTTTCTTAAAGCGTCTTTACGGACTTGCTAAGAAGTAATGGCAAAAAACTTAACTAGAGAAGAATTCTTAACTATGCTTAAGGATGTGTTGGAAGTACAAGAAATTCCAGACCCCATCCTTAAGCAAGTAGGGGATTTAGTTCTCAATTATCGTTTTAGTTATGTAGAGATAGCAAGATGTTTAGTATATAATGTCGATGTACTTAAACATAAGATAGCAATTGAGTATGGAATTAGACACATTTGCCTCAATTTAAGAGAGAAGGCAGAAAAGTATTTTAAACAGTTGGAACTTGACCAACGTAAACAACAAGGTGAAGCCGCCAAAGTTGTAGAGTATCAAGAAAATAATATTATATTCCACATTTCATCATTAGAAAATAAAAAACGACAACCAAAACAATTAGATATAAGTGACATAGACGTTACTGAAGGAGATTCATAATGGAATCCGTAATTAGTAAAGATTTATTCGATACTAATGCGTCTACGTATGTATTAAGTTATTTAATGCATGATCCGTTGATTTTGCAGGATGATAGATATACATTTTGTAAAACTGACTTCTATAAACCACTACAACAAATGGTGTTTTATGCGATATTTAATATGGCACAAATGGGTGTTGAACGCATATCACCGCAAGACATTGATTTACATTTAAAACAATATGAAGCTCAATATGAATATTATAGAGCAAACAAGGGTTATGAGTTTGTAACTCAATGTTATCAGATTGCAGAGTCTGAAGACGCAAAGTTATTTGAATTTTATTATAATAGATTAAAGAAGTTCTCGTTATTAAGAGATTTAGAGGCCATTGGTTATGATACCAAGGAATTTTATGATACTTCCGCGAGCGCCTTAAATAAAGACCTTGAAGACGAAAAACTTAATAAGACTAAATTAAATGAAATCGGCAATAGAATTAGAGAACATCTAATTGAAATTGAAAATAGACATATTGGTAAAGATGATAGTAACTCACAGAATGCGGCGAAAGGATTAAGAAAACTTGTCGCCGAACTTCAAGCGAACCCAGAAGTTGGTCTTCCACTTGATGGAGAGATAGTTAATTTCGCAGCGAGAGGTGCTCGTCTTGGTAAGTTATATACATATAGCGCACCATCTGGTCAAGGTAAAACAAGATATATGGTAGGAAATGCATGTGCAATTAGTTTTCCATATATTGGACGTGATGGTAAAATTATCTATCGTGGTACGGTAGAAAAAGATGATTATCAAAAGATTTTATATATAGCAACCGAACAAAAGGCCGATGAAATTCAGACCTTGATTTTGGCATATGTAAGTGGTGTCAATGAAAGAAGTATTCTTTTAGGTAATTATACTCCAGAAGAAGAAGAAAGAATTAAAATAGCATTAGATATCATTGAAAAATATCAAGACAATTTTATTATCGAATATATGTCTGACCCAAGTATTGCGCAGGTCAAGACAGTAATGGCAAAGTATATTATACAAAATAATATACAATATTTATTCTACGACTACATTTTCAGTAGTCCAGGATTATTAAGTGAATTTAGGGACGTCGAGGTTCGTGAAGACGTTGCTTTAATGATGCTTTCAAATAGTATTAAAGAAACGGCCGCGAATTATAATGTGTTCATTCAAAGTGCGACACAACTTAACGACGGATGGTCTAAAAAAGAAATTGGTCCACGTGACCAGAACTGTTTAAGAGGTTCTAAGGCTATTGCCGATAAAATTGATATTGGTTGTATTGGCGTTAGAATTACGGAGGCAGAGAAAAAGCAAATTGAGGCACTCTGGCAACAGTTACAAAAGACCAACCCCGAAAAATACAAAAGAGAACCGAACATTGTAATTGACATCTATAAGAATAGACGTGGTGAATTAAACAATGTTAAGATATTTAGATATTTCGATTATGCAACGTGTCATTGTGAGGATTTGTTTGTAACAGACAGCAGTTATAAAGCAATTCAAACAATAGGTCAATTAAAATATGACCAACGTCCATTCGATTACTTAGACTTAAAGACTAGAGGTATTTTATAATGAACTTCAAGGATTTAAGAGAAGAACTCACAGATGAGTCGATAAAAGATATATTGGCACAATTTAATGTTGAGCCAGTAGAAGAAAATGAAGATAGAATTATCTTCCCAACTTGCTGTCACAACTTAGAAGGCGGAAGTCCAAAACTATTCTATTACAAAAATACGAAGTTGTTCCACTGTTATACTGAATGCGCCGCGTCATTCGATATCTTCACACTTTTACAAAAGATGTATGCGTTGCGCGGGCAAGAGATAACACTAAAACAAGCCGTTGAAATCTGTAATTTAGATAGTAGTGTCTTACGTCCAGAAGATAGAGGATACAACTGCATTGATGATATCAGATATATGCAGGAGTTAAACAACATATATATTCCTGACGTTGATAACTTAAACTTTAAGATTTATGATAAGGAAGTGTTGAAAAAGTATCCATTTAGTTATATGGGACTTATGCCTTGGGTAGAAGAAGGCATCGGAGTCCACGCGCTTCAAAGATTCTCAATTGGTTATGATAAAAATAATCAAGCAATTATCATTCCAAACTTCGATTATAATGGTGATTTAATTGGCATTAGAGCAAGATTCTTCAAACCAGAAGATGTTGCA